CCAATAACTTGAGAGATCGTTATCTCGACTCTAGTTATGGCGCCACATTCTATCCTTGGGTGCAGACCCGAGATGAAGGCTCCGGTCGACTTCTGTGGATTCCGCCTAGCGTTGCTATGATGGGCGTCTTGGCTTCTTCGGAGAAGTCATCTCACATCTGGTTTGCCCCCGCAGGCTTTAATCGCGGCGGCTTAACGGATGGCGCTGCAGGTATTCCTGTCACAGGTATCACCGAGCGTCTTACTTCTAAGGATCGCGACACTCTCTATGAGGCACGCATCAATCCTATCGCTTCGTTCCCTTCCACTGGCTTAGTGGTATTCGGGCAGAAAACTCTCCAAGAGCGTCAGAGCGCTCTCGATCGCATCAACGTAAGAAGGCTTGTTATTTACTTGAAGAAGCAGATTTCTATCCTCTCTACACAAGTGCTTTTCGAGCAGAACGTTCAAGCTACTTGGAATCGCTTTAAGGCATTAGTAGAGCCTTTCCTGGCTAATGTTAAGACAGAGTTTGGTATCACTGATTACCAGCTAATTCTTGATGATAGCACCACTACCCCCGACTTAATTGATCAGAACATCCTGTATGCGAAGATCATGGTCAAGCCTGCTCGCGCTATTGAGTATATTGCAGTTGACTTTGTGATTACCTCTACGGGAGCATCTTTCGATGACTAAAAGATGGGGGATTTTCCCCCGCCTTACTATTTAATTTTGAGAATATATAGGAGACTCACATAATGCCCTTCTGGTCAACCAACTTCGGCGAAAATACCGCCCTACAAGATCCCAAAAGAAAATTCAGGTTTACAGTCGAATTTCAAGGAATTCAGGCTTCTCAAGGAGGCGCCTCTCTTTGGTATGCTAAAACTGTAAATAAGCCTTCTTTTCAGATTGCATCTTCGGAGCACAAATATTTAAACCACACATTTTATTATCCTGGATCGGTCACGTGGCAGGATGTAACAGTCACTCTTGTCGACCCCGTTGATCCAGATCTGACTGCAACTCTTTCGGATATTGTGGTACAATCAGGCTATGCTCCCCCTACAGATGCAACTTCTTTGACCACCATGTCAAAAGCGAAATCAGCAGGAGCACTGGGAACTGTGATTATTACACAAATCGATTCCTCTGGGGCGCCCCTGGAAACATGGACGCTATGGAATGCTTTCCTTACTGAAGTGAAGTATGGTGATCTAGGCTATGGTGAGGATGATTTGACTGAGATGAGTGTAGGATTGAAGTATGATTGGGCTCGTGTTGAAACTGCCGGGCCTTCGGTGGCTGTTGCCGGCGCTGGCGGGCAGTCGTTCTTCGATCCTGGCTCCTAAATAAGACAAGCAATAAAACGAGAGGTGTATATTGTCGAGAAATAAGAATCGTACAGGCGCGAAAATGCCTGACAGCACTCCTCCCCCCAACTTGACCCAAGCGCAAGATAATACTGGGGGAGGGTTTTCTTTTGTGGTACCCACAGAATTTGTAGATCTTCCTTCGCAGGGTCAATTTTATTCAGAAGGTCATCCCCTTCATGGTCAGGATAGCATTGAAATTAAGCAGATGACAGCTAAAGAAGAAGACTTGCTCACTTCGCGCACTCTTTTAAAGAAAGGTGTCGCGCTAGATAGGCTTATTCAGAGCCTTATTGTAGATAAAAGTATTGATGCCGAAGCGCTTCTTACTGGTGATCGTAATGCTATTTTAATTGCATCTAGAGTTTCCGCATATGGCAATATATACAATACTCAGATAACGTGCCCATCTTGTGGAGAAGCTCAAAAATATGATTTTGATCTTAACGAAGCTCATATTTACCACGGTGATGATACGAGCGACGTAGAGTTTACTAATAACGGAAATGGCACATTCATGACTGTGCTCCCCCGAACACAAATCACCGCGCATTTCAAGATCCTCACAGGCTACGACGAAAAACAGTTTACTAAGTTGTTTGTTGATAAAAAGACTCGAAAAGATGATCAGCTGGTTACCAACCATTTGCGCAGTATTTTAGTGCAAGTTAACGATCACACTTCGACTGAGGCAATCAACTATGTAGTGGAAAATATTCCTTCTGTCGACGCGCGCCACTTGCGCCGTGCCTACCGCCTTGCTACGCCCAATGTAGATCTAACTCAGCATTTTGAATGCATTGAATGCGATCATGAAGAGCTACTGGAGGTGCCGCTCAGTGCGGACTTTTTTTGGCCTGACCGATGAATATATGGAAAACGTCTATGAGGCGTTTTTCTTTTTAAAGTATGCCGGCGGCTGGTCATTCTCGGAAGCTTATAATTTGCCGATTGGGCTACGTACATGGTTCGTGACACGCCTACTCCGACAACTCGAAAGCGAAAAAGATGCTATCGAAGGAAGCCAAAAAGGAAGCGCCGGCTCTCAAACACTTTCAGCCGCAAACCAGCCCCAAATGCCTCCCCACTTGGCTCAGCGCCTACAGAACAAGAAGTCAGGATAAGGTTCCTGACTTTTTTATTATAAAACTAATTATTTAAGACGCGAGGTAACTTTCTATGGCAGATATGTCGGATTTAGAAGCAGCGATAAATAAGCTGAATGATAATATTGGGCGCCTTGTTGAAGGCCGCGCTCCCGACACTGACACGCCAGAAGTTAGAGAGCGCCCTGTCGGCGAGAGGGAGGATCCTGTAGAAACTCAAAAAGAGTTGCAGCGCTTACAAGAAAAACTAGACGCCGAAAATAAAATTTTGAAATCTAAAAAAGAGGGTTGGAAGATTCTTCAGCTGAAGCAGAAGATTGAACAAAAAACCTTACAACTTCGTTATGATGAGATGGAACTCTCTAAAGAAGAATATGAAGTTGAGAAAAAAGGCTTAGATAACCTGCAAAAGAAAAACAGAGCCCAAAAAAAGCAGAATGAACTTCTTTTCGATCAGAGCAAAAAAATTGGTGCAATGCTGAAGATGGGGCAACATCCCATATTTAACGTAAATAACTTTATTAAACTTGGGAAAGCAATGAAAACTGCGTTTAGCAGCGCGAAAGGCTTTTTCAGTATGCTTGGGGGCGGATTATTGGGTCTCTTAATTGCATTTATTGATGCTATTATTAAACTGATTTTTGAAATTGATAAGATGGAGAGCAGCATTAAAAAGACAACAGGAGCCACACAAGCATATGCTCGCGAAGTCACCAATGCGTGGGAAGCTAATCGAAAATTTGTGCCCGACATGAAAGACTTTGAAGCTTCATTCAACGCTGCATATGGAACTATAACTGACTATACAAAAAAAGGTCTGGCTCCATATCGGCAAGAGATGCTGGGCACTATGGCTATTCTAACTAAGTTTGGCGTGGCACAAAAAGATTCAGCTCAAGCGATGCAGAATGCTATGAAGATCTTCGGTGAAACAGGAAAAGAGGCAGCTCATAGCGCCCGAGAGATGACGGCATTTGCGAGAGACCTGGGGGTTCCTGCTAGCAATCTTATGTCGCAATTTAATCAAATGGTGCCTAAATTAGCCAAGCTTGGCCAAGCAGGTGAAAAAGCTTTCAAAGATTTAGCCCGCACAGCTAAGGCTACCGGCATGGAGATGAACAAGCTTCTTCAAATAACTGATAAATTTGATACATTCGAAGGTGCAGCTGAACAAGCGGGTAAACTTAATGCTGCTCTTGGAACCAACGCGGTAAATGCGATGGATCTTTTAATGGAGACAGATCCTACAGCACGATTTGAAATGATTCGCGATGCCATTATGGATACCGGCATGACCTTCGATGAAATGTCGTATTATCAAGCCGACTATTATACGAAAGCACTAGGTCTATCGGATGTAAGCGATTTAGCAAAAATGATGAGCGGGGATATGTCAGATTTAGGAGGAGCTACCAAAAAAACATCTGCCGAGTATGCGCAGATGGCAGATGAAGCCCGAAAAAATATGGATCTTCAAGAGCGTTTCAAAGCAGCACTAATGGATCTTGTTCCGGTATTAACTCCAGTTGTAGACAAAATGCGAGAAATGATGGAGGCATATGAAAATGAAGACGGCGCCCTCTATAACTTCATTCATGTAGACTTGCCTAAATTTGTGGAAGATCTCGTGAATATTAAAGACGAACTTAAAGCCGGCGGCGAAATACTGCTATGGGCCCTCGGCTTATACGGAGCATTTAAGATCCTGATGTTTATTCTCACTCCGTTTATGTGGGCATATGCCGCGGCACTCAAGGCAAAAACCCTTGCAGAAGGCACCAGCCTAAAGATGCAAAGAGTACTCGCACCGGCGGTGAAAGGCACAGCAACATCTTTGCTAGCAGTTGGAGGGGCGATCGCCCTTATTGGAATAGGTGTTGGCGCCGCGGCATATGGCTTAGCAGAATTTGTAAAAGCGTTTGATGGCTTAGAGGGAGAGGAGCTAGCAGGGGTAGCAAGGGGCATGACTATGCTTGGCGCCGGTTTTGCAATCTTAGTGGCAATTCTGCTTACAACTGCGCCGGCAGTTGGCGTTGCTGCTCCTGCCCTGTATGCTATTGGTGGAGCAGTGGCGCTGATCGGGGTTGGAATTGGGGTGGCATCAGCTGGCATGGCACTGTTAATGGAGCAAATGACCCCCGATAGAGTAGCCAACTTAGGGTTTATTTCTATGGGGATCGTAGGCTTGGCGGGAGCTATAACTTTGCTAGCTGCCTCCCTGGTGGCTCTAACTTTTGGCGCTTTCGGTCTGATGGTGTTAAATGGAGTATTCGACGCAATTGATGACTCGGTGAAAGAGGTTGGCCCCATGCTGGAGCCTTATACGGCAATTCTTACATCTCTAGCGGGAGTTGATGGCTCGGGGCTTGAGCGTGTGGCTGGCTCGCTAGTCAAGATTAAGCAAAACATTGCAGGCCTTGGACCTCATGTAAATACGATGAAAGATCTTCAGCGCACACTCAATGCCATGGAGAAGGTCCAACTCTCTGCAAAGGCTCTCGGTCTAGGCTATGTAGGTGGTGGATCCACAGCCGCTGGTGCCCCCAGATACGGCGTCACAGGACAGTCTACTGCCGGCTGGCAGCCCAATCAGCGCGCCATAAATTCTGGCACCAAAGTAGTGGTGCCTATGGAATTCATCATTGATGGCACCAAGTTTGGAGAAAAGGTTATTCAAATTATAGGCGAAGAAGTCAAAGCGAGTGCATTACAATGAAAAAAAACTTTAATTCTACGAGATATGGGGCAGACGCCAGCGCTGGCGAAATAGGAGACGTTAATCCAGCTCAAGATCCCAATCAAAAAGTAACCGATGACAAAGGAAATGTTGTTGAAAATACTAAGCCTCCCATTAAAAACAGAATTCAAAACTTTTCACCGACATATATCGACTTTACTGACGCATATGCTAATCAAGGAAAAGTTATTGAATTTACCCATGTGCCATCTAACACACAAGTATTCTTCAAAGCGTTTATTACCACCTTTAACGAAACCTATTCCAGCAACTGGAAAGAGGAAACCGTATACGGCAGAAATGATCCGATTTTCCAATATCAAAATACAGTGCGAAAGATAACACTCGCTTTCAAAGTGCCAGCTGCCACAAAAAGCGAAGCTTTCGAAAATCTCGGAAGAATAAGCAAGCTCGCTCAATTTCTCTATCCCTATTATGATAATCCCAACAATGCCGCCACAATCGCCCAATCTCCACTTATTCGAATCAAAATGATGAACATGATCGCTAGTTCGGCAAGGTATGCTGACGGCATGGGCGGCGCCGCCGCGCAGGGCAGGCCTGCTGGCCAGTATGGTGTGCAGTTTGGAGATTTGGCAAAGGGCGGCCCGCCCGCAGCGGCGTGGGCAAATACGTCTGCATCCGAAGCTCTATTGGGCGTTGTTTCCAATTTGTCATATGCCCATAATCTCGATGGTGATGCCGGCGTGATTGAGTTTCCCGGTGGTGTGCTTCCCAAGCTGATCGAAGTTAATCTTGATTTTGCCGTTATTCATGAATCTCCGCTGGGGTGGAACACCGTCAAAGGTCTCAAGGGTCTTCATTTCCGCTCTAAAGCGTTCCCTTATGGCATTGACTTGGGAGATGAAGAGAACTTAGAGGAATCCAAAGGCCCTCAAGCAATTATCGCCCAGAATGCGCAACGCTTCAATCAGATAGTGGAGGATCAGCAAGCGGCAGAAGAAGATCGAGTCGACGCTATTAACGAGCAGGCAAAACAGAACGCGGAAGCCCGCTATTTAAATGCCAAAGGCGAGCTATCTAAAGTTGGCGCATTGCGGCTGAAAAGAGACTCAAAGCGCATGCAAAATTATTATGATGAAAGCCACTGGCGTTATAAAAAAACAAGCGACAGTTTAGGAGCCGCAGCTTCCGCATGGTATGCACATGACCATGGCGGATCCGGCTTCTCGAATGATGCCGAAACCGCCGGTCGTCATTTTGGTGGCGACGATTATTGGGATTTTATTGAATAAGGATTAAGCAATGTCAAGATACTCAAGAACACCAGTTATGAATAACGACACTGAATATTATAAGCCTTTGCGCATTAAGCGCGATGTTAAAAATATTGTGCAGTATGTGACTCCCATGCTTCATAACCCAACGGTGCCCCAGCGAGCTAGCATTCCTACGACTCCGCATATTTGGACATACGGAGATCGACTCTATAAATTGGCGAATGATTATTATGGAGATCCTAGTTATTGGTGGATTATTGCATGGTATAATGGAAAGCCCACCGAAGCAGATATCTCAACAGGATATGTTATGGAAATTCCTTTAAATTTAGAAGATGCTTTAAACATCTTAGGGGTATAAGGTAAAATGTCAGGTGGAACCGGTCTAAACCTATTTAAAGCCGAGCACGATCAGATCAACAATGCTGTCGCGGCTATAGAGGAAGAAACGGGCGGATTTAAAGATATCGCGATCAACGCGCAATCAATAGCGAGGGATGTCTCGGCGGCATCCGTCGAGCTGCTGGCCCAGAACCGGTTCAGCGATGCCACATCAGCAGATAGACATGATCCAGCCAAGGCAGGCGATACCGCCGCGGCTCTCTGGAAGGCTATAGAAGCCCATGTAGAAACTTTAGCCATTTACGCTGGAGAGATCTCCGCCGTCGTTCAGGGAACTGCCAAAAAGGGAAGCGTCTTTCCTTCCAAGAAAGGCTTAGAAAAAATCGTCAGCAAGCATGGCGGCGCCTCAACGCCAGAATATGCCCAAACTATAAAAGCAATTATGGGAACAGATCAGACTGTTTTTGACATAGCGTCGATTGGTAATGGATCTCTAGTAGATCGTTTAATTTTGCGACATTCCGTTGCGGAACTCGCAGAGGGCTCATCGGTGGTCGCCAACAGAAAACCTGAGCTTCCATATTCTTATTATAATGGAGATTCGGTTTTGGATAAGGATTCCAGCTGGACATCCACATGCGATGGCAACTATTATGTGGCCACAACAAATTCCGACGTTCAAGGATGGGGTGGTAGCAAAAAAATCACAATGAAAATGGCCGGTGGCGCAGTCTTGGGAGCTTCCGCGCCCCCGACCATGGTCGACCCCACCTCAGCCGATGCCGCCAAGGTGGTGAAGATACCGGATATTTCGTGGTTCTATGTCGCCGGGAATCTTTCCGGAAAGGGCTATCCTTCAGCCTGGAGAGCAAGCGTCGGATGGCTCAATCCCCTTGCCCCGGGGCAATGGAACGACGATGGCACCTCTTATACAACTACTCTGGAAAATGTAGTGGCACGCTATAGAAAATGGATGAGTGGTTGGGATAAAGATTGGCTTCATAAGGCCGGCTGCGACCGGAAGGATCGCGCGACGGCGGGGGTCAAGTGCTATATCGAGCAGCCATATGGCTATACCGATGCTGAGCATAAGTTTTTTTATGAGTGGCACAAAGAGGTGTTTGGCTTCCACACCTCGGGCCTCGTTGGCCTAGGCAAAGCTACCGACGGGCCCTATGAATACACCCAAGGTTTCGCGCCGTGGGAGTTTATAAAGGATATGGCTGGCAGCTCTGTGTGGTCGAAAGGCCAGACACCTCCGAGCTGGCAGCAATATGTGGAACACACCCACCCCACCATCGGCCCCGGCATGACATATGAGGTTGCCGCCGTGAACTTCGGCGGCGGCGTACAGTTCCAGAATTTCTATTATAATATGGAGATACGCCTCCGTGAAGCATGGGCTGCTCACGTTGCTGGCGGCGGAGCAACCCACACCATGGCAGAGGGCAGACTGACAACCGTTAAGACCCTGGTAGACAACTGGGGCGCCAACTTTAATAGCGATCCGGCCGTGAAAAATTGGGGCCCTGGACCTGGATCCAGTAAATATTATGCAGATCCGCGACAGGACGGTGCGATAGATCACCAAGAATTCTATGGCCATTCAAACAGCCCTTTTACGGAACTGTTGATAAAAGGAAATCTGTGGAACGGAACAACACTAGGGGGATTGCTAACGAACTGGGCCATCGAGTTCGCCGACTATCAGATCGATATAACCTACACGTCAGCCACGCAGCAGAAATTGGCCACCGAGGTCAGATACAGTTCCGATAACCCCATGGTATTCGGCACCCCCAACAGCAAGCTGCTCGTGCAGAACCCTGGCTATTATTTATCACAAATGTGGAAAAAACCGTGGTGGAAAGAAAAGTTTTATCCAGCTTATTGGGGTCTCATCAAGCAGTTTAAGAAATTACGACAAGAGGTATATAAACTTTATAAGCTAAACGCCGATATGGTAGCAGCAATGTTGCTCCTTAAAATAGCAACCGAAACAGAAGGGGCGGCTGCTGGTCTTAATGACAAGGAAAAAATAGCCCTCGCCGAGGCAGAGAAGATCATCAAAGCGCTGGAAAAAGGCGACTTTACAGTTGGAAGCACTGGCTTTAATAAGCGCATGAAATTTAAAGAACAGTGTTATTTATTAGCCAATATCTTTTCCTTTGCAGAGGATTCCTCTGCTCGAAAACGACAGTGGCCATGTGAAGGGGTGAATCAGGCGCCGGGCTCTCTGCTTATCAAGCTTGACAGCGGTCAATCGTTTGGCTTTCTAAATAAGCTAGTCGCAAATGCAAGCGAAGACGCATATTATGAGATGACGCCGGCAGATCTTTCGACACTACAACCTCGAATACAGCTCTATAAAATTGTAGGAGGCGCCCCCGATAAGCCCGAATATGAAGTGCCGCTGCGATTTGAAACTACCACTGCGCTACCTTCCGATATTTTAACTGCGCGCAAGACTCGGGGTGTAGGATGCGGCATCAAAAGTTTTAACTTTACTTACGATGGGAGTAATCCCTTCGCGGCTAAGAAAAGTATTAAAGCACAATTAAAGATACACGCAGCCAATTTTCAGGAATTAGTGAAACCCCGCACCAGATACATAAGAAGTGTCGCTCACCATGGCACCGCGACTTATAGTTATATCGATCTCGCCCTGAAGACAGGGGGCACCACTGATAAAGATAAGAAGAAGTGCAATATAAAAAAAATAGAGAATACTAACCTTGCGAAACTTAATTTTAGATTGAAAGCGGTCGTAGGGTGGGCATCTCCCCGCGCCAATAAAGATACATATTTGTCATCTAAAGCCAAGCGCTTGGCGATTGATGACTCCTATGTTACTTTAAACTTAACTCCTACTGTGCATGATTTTGCTTTTAACGACGATGGAAGCGTTGTTATGACAATTAATTATCTTGCTTATGTGGATGATTATTTTGATCAAAATAGCTTTAATATTTTCGCAAATCATGACATTTTTATGGCAAGCACTATTCGAGAATTAGCTTTAAGAACAGCCAAAGAGAATTGTGACACGAAAAGTGAAAATTACAAAGAAAAGCTTGGTGAAGAAATCGCCAGACAGAAACAAGAGTCTATTCAATGGGTTGTATTAAGGTTGATGGAAAACAACCTAGTTAAGTATGCTGAATATGGATACGACAAGATTCGAACATTCATGTCAAAGGGCCCCTTCGCCGAGGGTGCCTCCGGAAAAGTTCCGGCAGTAAGAAGTCAGACGAGTGCCGACGCAAAACGCGCTGCCAACGCCAAAGCTTTAAAAAGCAAATATATATCTAAATCCGGCCTTTCCTCTCTCACTAGTGATAAAAAAGCCCAAATAGCGGCAGCTTTGACCGTGGTAGATCCCAATGCGGTTTACATCCCCTTCTTTTATGTGGGTGATCTCATAGACCTTCTGCTCCTCGACCTTAAGACCACCTTGGGAAAGACTATAAAAAATCTACGTTCCCAAGCCAACCAAGCCAATAAAAACAAGCTTGTTGGTAAGCCGTATTATGCCGACTTACATTACAAAATTGACGATTGTTATGCGAATCTCAAGTATGAGGAACTGTCGCGCCAGTACCTGAATCTCCTACGCATGCGTGTTGTGTTGGGGCCGGTAGAAATAGTGAACCATGCTAGCAAGTCTGCTCAGGTGGCGATACAATCGAAAACAGTAAATTTCGCCGATCTTCCGATATCAGTAAAGTATTTTGTTGAGTTTTTAACCGAAAAAATGGCAAGCAAAGACCGCGTGGTCTATCCTGTGGGGCAATTTCTGAATGACTTCTTTAACAATCTAGTGCGCAACTTCCTCAATGATGATACATGTTTTCTTTACCCAGTAAAACAAAAAACGATTATGAATACCAGTGTTCTCACCGCTTATCGAAATAATGATGGCTGGTTGAACCAAGATCCACTCACAGCAATTGCGTGCAAGGGCAAAAGCACTTCGAAAGCACCGCGCGTGGTAGATGTTGCTGCAGTCGGCTCATCGCTTAATTTATCAGGACCATCGGGCCCGCGAACAAATGGCGGCTTAGACAGAGAGATAAATATGTTGGTTTACAGCGCTGGCCGCTCTCAACCAGAAGAGTTAATGAACGGCGACAAGGGAGAGGATCATGCTCGCGGAGTCAAACACTATCAAGTAGGAAGTCGCAAAGGCATGATAAAAGACATTAAACTTTCAAAAACACAAACAGCTGGATTAGCTGAGGTGCGCTTCGAACAAGATGGATATGATGGCTTAAAGCAGCTGCGCGTTATATATGATGTGGAGATTAATTCATACGCGATGCCAAAGGCGTTCCCGGGAACATATATTTACGTAGATCCCAAGGGTTTTCACCCAGGCGCCACCACTGCCGCCGGGGATCCGATGAATTTATCTGAATATGGGGTCGGAGGCTACTATATGGTTTATAAATCGAGTCATCAGTTTGGGCCTGGGATAGCAGAAAGCACTCTTTACGCTAAGTGGGTTGCGCAATTGGCATCTGCTCATTCAAAACAATTAGAGGACCAAGCAGTGGGCGATGGAGAAGAGCACAATCCATCGTGTAAAGGATAATTATTAAATGGCAAAATATATTGATGATATCGCGGGCCCATTCGTTAGCTTAAAAGCAATTTTTTATAAAAGACTTTCATACTGGGATACTATGCGAGACTTAAGCACTATCTATCCCAACATAGTAGATTTTAACTACGCAGAAAAACAACTATATGGCAGGGTCGATTCTGTATACAGACCGATCACAATACTGCCATCAGTCATCAGGAGCTTCAAGGATAGTGCAAATCCGAGACAGCGCGTAGGTGCCCTTAATTATGTGGTGCAGGCATTTGAGGATATGAATCAACAATTTAAAAAAGGGGTGATGGAGAAACAGATTGATTCGAATGACCGATATTTAAGTAATCTTAAAGTATTTAAGGGATACGAAGATCCCAAACGCTTATACAAGGATTATATTACGATAATCCATGATGTGATGCATGAAGATATTTTACAGAATAATATTATGATTAAAGATTTCGATCATTTTTTGCAGGTTTTTTATTCTGATGTAGAGATGATAACGCGCGCCCAGCCGATTACTTATCCAGCCTTTGTTAAAAGCAGATTCTGCCCTATGAATGTATCAGGGCTTGTCATTGAAATAGCGCCTGGAGATTATAATAATGACCAAGAAAAATTTGATAGCTTTAGACAAAGCAGAAATTGGCAAGTATATGCTGAATTATGTAGTAATTATGGCTTTATGATTGATCAAAACGCTCCATGGCGCCTTGTTGCCGATATCAATTCTGAGTCATTAAAGCCTTATGCTGCTCGTCGTGGAATTTATGGTGAGGCTACTTTGTTTAAGCTTTATTATAATGCAACTTATGTTTCCTACTTTAATTCTTTTAAATCTACTTTATTGAAAATGTATAACAAATTTAAGCCCCCGTTCATAACCGAGACATATACATGTGGAGATGGAAGAATAAAAAATCGCATTACCGATCCGATGCACTATACTTACCAGGATATAGAGCGCTTATACAGCGATGAACATTTCTTGAAACTTTATTTTAAGATCCGACTTTTAGAAGAAGAGTCAACGCAGACTGACCAGGAGAAAAGGTTGTTTTTTAACGACTGTATGAACGCGTATCGTGCCGATGGGGTTGATTTCGCCTTATTTGCTTTTGAGAGAATTTTGAATTTACCTATTGACTATGTGGGCTCATACAACTATAATGATATAAGACGGAAGTTGTTAGCAGATGCGGCAGCTGAACAAAAAGGAGCAACTGTGTTACCCTCATCATTTGCTGGAGAACCCCTAAGCGGGGGTGGAGATACAGGCGGAGGTGGATATTGATATTCCAAGCACTTGACGATAAGTCAGAATGTATTGGAATTTACGCAAACGGCAAGCTGTCGTTTGACGATTTTCCTCAGAACCTAACAAAGACGTGGCGCTACAGCGCAT